ATGGAACTATGATTATCAAATCATGCAGATTAGCCTTGAAGGCAAACTTGAGAGGGCGAACGCCGTAATTGAGTCACAATCACAAGAAATAGACTATTTAAGGAGTGAACATAAACCCGCGAGAACATTTCTTTGGGTTTCAACTGGTTTTGCCGTTGGGACACTATCGTCGCTGGGGATATATCATTCTGTAAAGGACTAACAAAATGATCAAGGTAAGAATCTCAAAAGCCATAAAAAATATGATGGACATGGTTTGCCCAAAACCAACTCAAGATCTAGAATTAAATACAAAGAATAGAAACGCTGCTATACAAGCAAAACACATTCAGTATGGCCCGCTTAATTTATCAGACACTGCTTACTGGGACAGAGCAGCAGAACACTGGAATACAACACCAGAAGTTGCTAAAGAATCGAGATGTTCTAATTGTATAGCATTTGATATTTCGCCAAGAATGCTTGAGTGCTTGCCCGGTCCCGTATCAGAACCAATCGAGGATGCCGATGGATATTTGGGATATTGCTGGATGCATCATTTTAAATGCCATAGTGCGAGAGCATGTTATACATGGGCCGCTGGTGGGCCAATAAGCAAAGATAAGAATTCATACGAGTGGCAAAAAAAGTCGGAGGGATAATGTCGAAAGACCCAAACTATGTTGTTAAAATAGAACAAGCAATAGCCAAAAAATATGGTGAATCCACAGTTCAAAACCCAAAGAAAACATGGACGGAAGAAAAAGACCAACAGTACTTTGACCAACTTAAGGAATTCTACCGAGGACAGAAACAAGAAGAGGATTACGACAAAAAAGAAGTAAATGGTGTTTTCATACCAAAAAAACTACTTAATAGTGATTCTAATCGTTCCTGTCCTGTTTGTTCTGTCTATACTACAAAAGCGCAAGACGATCTATACTTCACAAAGTTTGATTGCTGCTTTAAATGTTATGTTCAATGGGTCGAGGGTCGAGAAGAAAGATGGAAAACTGGCTGGAGACCAAACAATGAAACTAACGACTAAACTCCTCAAAGAGATGATTAAAGAAGAGCTTGGAAACATAGCCGAAAATGAGAACCCAATACTACAGGTTGCGAACGCGGTTGGCGTCCCCAAGAGAATTGAAGAAGAACAGATAGAAGAGGGCCTTGAGAACCTTACTCCTGAAAATCTTCAAATGGCCATTGATATGTTAATTAAGATGAGTCAAGAGTTTGCTCCTGCAATTGCGGGTAGTGGTCTTTTAGCCGCTGCAATGAAAGCCAAAGAAATGCTAGCAGGTGGTGAAGAAGTTGACACCCGCGACGATTTATATGATGATGAGGACTAAGCAATGAGCAGTACAACATTAGAAATTATTCAGGGCCTTGCCCAAGCCGCTTCAAAAGCATACGATGGATCACACGATCCTCGTTATAATGATGACGGTAAAGAAAGATCCGCCGGACTTGCAAGAGAGGAGGGGCGCCCTCTTATTGACCGTCGCGTCATTGATGGCTTCAAAGTTCGCTTCTCTGGACCAAACATGATCATCACATACCAAAGCGAGATCAAACTGAAAGAAGTTTATGCTGGTGGTTTTGAAAATGAGATCAATCGAAGAATAAATGAAATTAAAAAGTTTCTACAAAAAGAATATAAAGCTATCACAGGAAATCCTGTTACTCTTACATCAGATGGCGAGGCAAAGGTTCTAGTCCAATCTTCTTCTCGTGTGCATTCTTGGGTTCAAGCAACCCAGTACTACAAAATTGGTAAAGTTGATGCCGAAGGTATTCTTCAGCCATCTGAGCCAAGTGTTCGTGAGATCACACGAAAGTTTCTTGATCAAGCATCAAAGAAACGCCCGACTAACGATACAAGGAAATAATGGGATTTGAGTTATCAAAGAAAGAAATTGTAAAAGAAATTGTAAAATCGGGTAAAGATCCGGTTTACTTTATTAATACTTATTGCCGCATTTCGCATCCTCAAAAGGGTCTCATAAAATTTGATACTTTTCCATACCAAGACGATCTTCTCCAAGATTTTAATGATTTCCGTTTCACGGTTATCTTAAAGGCCAGACAGTTAGGCATCTCAACGATTACTGCCGCCTACATTGTCTGGCTCATTTTGTTTCACCGCGATAAGAACGTAATGGTGCTTGCAACCAAGTTTGCAACCGCTGCGAACCTCGTAAAGAAAGTAAAGGCAATCATGAAGAATCTGCCTGACTGGATTCGTATCACCGACATCGCAATCGACAATAGAACTTCGTTTGAGTTGTCTAATGGGTCTCAAATTAAAGCATCGTCCACCTCTGGAGATGCTGGACGTTCGGAGGCCCTTTCGCTCCTCGTGATTGACGAGGCTGCTTTCGTTGATGGCCTTGACGAACTTTGGACTGCTCTTTATCCCACACTATCAACAGGTGGTCGCTGTATTGCACTGAGCACACCCAATGGTGTCGGTAACTGGTTTCATAAAACCTATGTTGACGCTGTGGACAACCAAAATGATTTTAAATCCGTAAATCTTCCATGGGATGTTCATCCCGAAAGAGACATGGCTTGGTTCAGAAATGAGACAAAAAACATGTCCAAACGGCAAATTGCCCAAGAGCTTGAGTGCAACTTCAACTCCTCCGGTGAAACTGTTTTGCAGTCAGAGGACATGGAATGGGCGAACTCCTGCGTCTGCGATCCTATTTACAAGACAGGGTTCGACCGTAACTTCTGGATTTGGGAGAAATACCAAGATGATTCTAAATATTTGCTTGTTGCTGACGTTGCTCGTGGTGATGGAGCAGATTATTCTGTTTTTCATGTCATTAAATTGGAAACGATGGAAGTCGTCGCAGAATACCAAGGAAAACCAACGCTAGACCACTACTCAGATATTTTATTTGATGCTGGTCGAGAATATGGAAGTTGTCTTCTAGTCGTTGAGAATAACGGCATAGGAATATCGGTTCTTGAGAAACTCATAAACAAAGAGTATCCAAATCTTTATTATTCAATTAAGGGATCACACGAATACATAGAACAACATAAAGCAGAGTATGCCTCAAACTCCGTTCCGGGATTTACTAACTCATCGAAGACAAGGCCGCTTATTGTGGCAAAAATGGAAGAGTACATAAGAAACAGACTAATTACTATTAAATCTTCGCGACTTTTTCATGAATTTAAGACTTTTATCTGGCACAACGGGAGACCACAAGCAATGCGCTCGTACCATGACGACTTGGTTATGTCCTTATCTATTGCTTGCTGGGTGCGAGATACAGCGATAGAAGTAGACCAGAGAGACGTTGCCTATAAAAAGGCAATGATGGATGGTATGTTTTTAAATTCAACTAAAATGAATACTGCTATTAAAGGGCAAGAAGGATACGACCAATCCTTCGAAGACAAGTATCGCGAACAATTACAGCAAAAGAAAGACTTTCTTTGGATTTATAAGGGATAAATAATGGCTCCACGTAGAAAAATTAGAAATGGTAAGAACCCAAACAACCCTGAGAACGATTTATTTAAAGCGTTAACTCGTTTGTTTTCGGGACCAATAACCACGAGAAGAACAGAGACAGGCCGACAACTCAGACGCAGACACTTAGACAGATATGCAAGCCAGTTCAAGTCTGCAAGTGGTAAACAATTTAAGAAATTAGATTACAATACCCCAATGGCCCAACTGACGATTAACGCAATGGCCAACAGAGCCCGTACTGAACGGTACGTAGATTTTGATGAGATGGAGTATACTCCAGAAATAGCGTCTTCATTGGACATATACGCTGATGAAATGACTACACATTCGGCATTACAGCCAATGTTGAGGATAAATTGCTCTAATGACGAGATAAAATCGATATTAGATAACCTATATCACAATGTGCTAAACATAAATTACAATCTTTTCAGCTGGTGTCGAACGATGTGTAAATACGGAGATCTGTTTTTATATATGGATATTGATGAAAAGATGGGCATACAAAACGTAATTGGTATACCTCCGCAAGAAGTTGAGAGATTAGAAGGCGAAGACCCAATGAATCCCAACTACGTTCAATATCAATGGAACTCAGCAGGTATGACCTTTGAGAACTGGCAAGTCGCCCACTTCCGAGTGCTTGGTAACGATCGGTTCCAACCATACGGAACTTCTGTCCTCGAACCCGCTCGTCGCATTTGGAGACAACTTACAATGCTTGAGGACGCAATGATGGCTTATCGTATCGTCCGAGCACCAGAAAGACGACTTTTTAAAATTGATGTGGGCAACATTGCTCCTGAAGATG